TAACAAGACTATCCTCAACCATTCTTAACTGGTTAAGTGCTTTGATTGCTTTGTGTAAGTAAGATAATACTGTTTGCTTATTTCTATCTACAAGTCCTGAAGTAACATATGTAATTGCATCTTTAGCAATTTTTACTACACCTTTTTGATCTCTACTTGGAATTATACCACTACCTTTAGCTACAGTATTAGGATCATAAACGTAAAATTCATTTACTTTTGGTGATTCTACTTCTTTTGCATTACCTGAATTCTTACTTACATCAAATGGTGATAACTGATTGGATCCTAGTTTTTCAACTTGACGTATAAGTCTTATTTTAAGTGGATCAATATATCTTATTTCCTGAATACCATCTTGTGGTTTTTCTAAATCAATTACTTTATGATAGAAAACTCTTCCATCAATATACCAGGTACGAAAAATCTCATGAGACTTCTTATCGAAGTTCATGAGTTCTTTGATGTACTTAAATTCTGTTCTAATATGTTCCTTTATCTTATCAGACGCAGGTAAATTAGATAATTCAACTTCTACAGGAGAATCATTTAGATCTGAAACTAGTGCTTCATTTACAACATCTTCAATTGCACTATCTGCCTCTGGGTGCAGACACATTTCACGATATCTACGAATCAGATCCTGTTCGCTTTTATATACCCCTTCAATGTCAACGTATTGGCCATAAAATCCACTCGACACATAAAAGTCCGACTTATCTTCGTCGGACTTGGGGATCGGTGAAACGACCCCCTTTGACTTGTTATCCCCAGAATCTGGAAGTTTAAAACCAAATAGTTTTGCCATTGTATAGTTTCTTTACTACTATTATACCACTATTTAGGAGCCGCTGCCAAGCTGCGTTGCACCAGTTGGATCCAAAGCATCCCACCACTGAACTTGTAGTTCAACAGTAAACTCTTCAAGTGAGTCTGAACTATCGTATGAAAGAGCAATGTCTGACACGTTAGTTGGGAAAACACCGTAGAATTTATATGCTTTAAGAACTGGCATATTGGTTGCTGTTTGTGGTACTGGTCCACCAACAGCTGATCTACCAAATTGTCTTACAAACACATCTTTTTGATATGAAGTAGGATCTGTTAGACCTGCATTATCCTCATGCTTGTTGATGAGGTTCATCCATCTTTCAAATGTATTTCTAATTCCGAAATCAACATCGTTGATAACGGTAACAGTCCAAGGATCGAAAACTCTGTCTCCTGCAATTTTCAGGTTTCTTCCTCTAAATGGGATGTTAATTGGTGTAACATTTGATGCTGGTAGGTTTGCTGCTTTAACTAAGAATCGTGCCTTGTCGGTTACTTCATCTCTAGTATTTCCATTTGGAATAGCTTCGTCGGGAAAAAATAGTTCACATTCAAATAAATTAGGACGAGCACCACCCCCGACCATTCTACCCTTGAATGCATCAAGGGTTCTGTCTTTAGTAGCAGGAATGTTTAGGTTTGCCATTAATTGTGTTCCTCTAAGTAATTAATTTAAACGTTTCCAACGACTTCTTCAAAACTAATTCCAGTGCGGGTAGCAACGAATGTTAGTCCGATAAAGTTGATTGATCTTGCTGGTTTGACGAAAATGTCAGCCCTGAATTGATTGGAATCAATTATGTCGGGTGTGTTATTTGTTTCGTCACAAACAACAACGAAATCAGTGATACCTCTCTTCGCTTTAATGTCACGAAGATAAGGATCAACGACATTCAAGAAGTTTGATCTTGTGATAACGTCATTGAATTCAAATAACTGATCTTTTGCTGCTCTTCCGATTGTCTCCTCAATTGTAAGGAACAAACGACGAACATTGATTCTATCGAATGCAGAAGCAGTAGCAAGTCCTGTTCTGTCACCAAAGAGAATAATACCTGCTCCTGGTTGAGCAACGATTGGGTTAATTCTCTTAGGATATAAAAGATCCCTCTGTGCTTGTGTTGGGTTGTATGCTAGTTTAACTGCTCCATTTAGTGCTCCTCTGGAAGTACCAGCAGGTGAGAACCAAGGGAATGAATTAATTGATGTCTTTGCCATCAATCCAGCAATGTCAGCATTGGTTGGAATCCATCTGTACTCATTATTCCATCTATCATACTGATACTTGTAACCAGTATCAAAGACTGCATAAGAAGAAGACTGAAGATTATTATAGAACTCTATAATATTATCAGTTTGAGTATCAGGATTTGGTATTCCCACAACACCCTCACGGTGTGGAGAAATACATGCGATACAATCTTTTCTCAACTCAGCAACTGCAATAAGTGCTTTTGCTTTTGCTTGAGAATCGTAAATATCAGAACCACCAGAAGGCCCGTTAATTAAGAAATTAACGCTATATTCTGCAGGGTTCTTGAGAATGTTATATGAATTAATAACATCTCCACGAGTTGCTGCAAAACCATTTCCAGAGGTATAATTCTTACCTGCCTTTAACTCATTGGTTGTTGCACCTTCAACTGCAAAAGTAACACCTTGAGCATTGCTTCCTATGTTACCAACACCAGATGCAGTAAACTTATAATCATTATCTCCACTGTCTGTTAATCCAGAAGAAGTACCAGTTGTTGAATAACCAACATAGATGTACTCAGACTTTCTTGCAACACTTTCCTTATAATATGTTGATTCTGCTGGAGAAATCTTACCATCTTTTGCTTTTGAAAGATAAGTATACTTCTCAAGAACATTACCTGCAATTCCACTTACGGATCCAGACTCATCAACAACTACTACATGAATTTCATCATTCTTACTACTTCTCTCAGCAGCATATGCAGAAGTTCCTGGTTTCTCAGCAATTGATTTCCAGTAAACAGTAGAATTAGTTAATCCTAATGTCTGCTCATTATACCAGTCTTTGTTAGTGGAACTTGTGAATGTTACACCATCAGCAGCTGCTGCACTCTTAGTATAAAGTTGATTAATGTTTGTAGTTGTACTTACAGGTCTAGAAATGGTATATGCTGTTGTACCGATACCAGTAATTGCTCTGTCTACCGTAATAGCAGTAAGACCAATTCCGATAACCGTTGCACCTGCACCGATAGTAATATCAGTACCACCAGTTACTGTAACAACGTCTCCTAATGCAATATCTTTTGAAGCATCACCATTTAGATTCTCTGTTGAGATTCCAGTGATTGTAATGTCATTGATTTCATTAGTAGCACCAAGAGTAGAACCAATACTAGTAGAAGTTAATACTGTAGTTGAAGATGCTGCTTTGAATCCTAACTCATCATAAGAAAGAGCAGATGAAACACCAGTATTTGTGACTTTATCAGTTACTTTTACTGAAGCTTCTACAGTCCATGTACCGTCACCTACTGCAGTTGATGTTATTCCAGTAATAACTCCTCTCATGTAACCATTATAAAGTGCTGTTGATCCAGAACCAACATCAATCCTATCGCCAATTGCCTGAGTAACACCGTACCCAACATTAGGAACGTTTGCAGTTGATACACCAGATAGTGTAATAATTTGATCTGCAAATGCATCGATTGTACAAACCTTTAAACCATTACCCCAAGAACCAGGGTTCTTAGCAGCAAACTTCCAAGTTAAGGCTTCGTTTGCTACAGTTTCGTAGTCATCTACGTAATTTTCGTATGATTTGATTTTAACTCCACTTGCTCCTTCTCCAGGAGTAGTAGCAGAAGAGTTTGCGTTATTTAAATATGATCCTGCTTGCTCGTCGCAACGGAGTACTCTCAATACTCCACCATAAGAAAGAAAGTTGGACGCACTCAACCAGTAACCATATTGACCGTCCGTTGAAAGTGGCTTACCAAAAGTTTGAAGAAGATCTTGCTCTGTTTCAATCAAAATTGGCATATCAACAGGGCCTTTCTCAAATGGACCTGCGATTGCACCAACTTGATCGTTAGCACCATCTACTCTACCGATAGTTAAGTCAACTTCCCTTACCTTTACGCCAGGTGATACTAAGTTAAGTGACATGTCTTTATTCCTCGATCAGAAATTCATTTTTTTACTAAAATTATTTATAAATCAGTCACTCTTACATGCAATCTTACATGTAGTCCCACATGTATGACCTATCTCCGTATTCATCAGCATACCACCTTTGGCCTTCTGGATCTACAAAGGAAGTCTCTTCAGTGAGTCCATCAGACATAAAACCAAACGGTGCCATGTCTTGTTCTATTTGATTCTTTTGCTCATCATATAATCTCTTTCTTACATCCTGATCTGTTAATTCTTTGAAATAGTCTTGAGCAACCAACCATGCATAAATTACCAAGCACATGGCAAGGTCATCGTTACATCCATCCTCTGCCTCAAATGAGTTACTCTTAGATATGAAGGTAGTTAATTCTGAAATAATTTCATAGTCATTAAAGTAGAGTTTATCCTCCTCAATCATAGCCTTGAGGTTGAGTGCTCCTATCTTTTTAACTGTCTTAGACATCTTGACTCCCAATTGAGTCTTCTTACCAGAGAATCCTTGACCTACAATCTGACCTGCTCTACCTCTCATAGAACACATCAATAAATTTGTATACTCCAAATCAAAGTTTAGAATAGCAGCAACTTGATCTCCTACATCATTTACCTCACAAAGTATGAATGCATTGTTATAATTCCTTGCAACATCATATATGATATTTGGGAATATCATTGGTTTAATTTCATTATTCCTATACTTTGCTACTACCTTATGTGGGAACTCAGTAATATCTACAACTACAAATGCTGAGTAATCCTCTCCTACTCCTCGTGCAACGTCAACAGTAATTAGATAATCATGTTTATCTTGCATAGGATGATAGACATCCAATCCTGCACTTTTCTTTATTGGGTTATCATATACTAATGTTTTTAACTTACTAGCAGCAATTAATGTATCAATAGATCCTAAGAACTCACATTCAAACTCAATTTTAAATTGTTGTTCAGATGTGTTTGCTATAGTTTGTTTCTTCCATTTAGCATTTCTACCAGGAACTTCTGACCAATGAACATCTGTAGGGACATACTCATTCTTACCCTTCTCTGCATCATGCCACATTCGGTAGAAGTGATTCATACCATGTGGGGTTGAAACTATAATTACTTTTGTACTTTTACCAGAAGTAATAGTAGGGTAAACACTAGCAAAGAAAGAGTCAGCGATGTGATTGGGAACAAAAGCAAATTCATCCAAGAAAAGGATATTGAAA